TAAATGTTTGATTAGCAGTTCCTAGTCTGAAAGCAAAATCAACATCTTTAAAATTAAAATCACTATCCTGTGGTCCAGTATTACTTGCCGCCTGTTGTAAAATTTGTGTCCCATTTAGGAATATGTCTTTTTTGAAAGCGTTGAAGTAAGCATCCGAAGTAGTATCTGTGATGCCAGCTTTTGAAGCTGTTGCACTTCCTAAAATTTCTCCCTCCCCCAGCAATTCCACGATTGTATTAAACTGCTTTGAAGATAATGCATCTTTAGGCAGATCTGGATCAATCATGCCTGTAGCTCTTAATATTGCCTCAAAATTAGAGCCACCGCCTCCAGCTACCATTAGTTTTCTCCCCTTACTTGAACTGTATCAACTCCATTTGATACAACAATAGAGCCAACAAGAATTTCTCCATAAACTAAATTTACTGGAACACCAGCTTGACTAATATTTGTCAGCCCTGTAAACGAATAGTTTGATGCTAAGGCCGAAGGATCTAAACTAGATTGACTACTTGTTGGTGAGACAACTTTTTGTGGAGGTGACAGCATACTTGTAACACCATCGACAATCATGCTTGTTCCAATAGTTGTCAATGCAGTTGAGGCAATAGTAGCAATTATTGTACTGCCTAATAATTTTGTACCTATAGCACCTCCAAGGTATTTCAAACCAAAACCAAGTACAATACCGAAAATATTTCCCGCAACCACAGGTATAATCTTAATGTCATCTTCACTTCTGAAATTTAATAAATCTTCTGTTATAACTTTCGCCCCAACTTGTATTGTGTAAAACTGGTCTGCCATATGTTTCTCAATACCTTTGAAATTACAAACTAAAAAACTTATTGCCTCTCTAGGTGTATTTAAGTCAACTTCAAATTCTGCCTGACCTAGAAATTTTCTTAATGTGCCGTAAACTGTAATTTTTTTAAGCATCTATTTCATCAGGCTTGATTACTGCTATTTTATCTGATTTTGGCGAAACAAGATAAAAAATTAAATTTATTGCTTTACAGCTATATTTATCAGCATCCGAAAACTCAAGCAACCCTGTTGGATGGCTATGTACTATACCAGTAATTTCGTCAACTGAATCCTCTACTTTCGCCCAATCCAAAGGCTCAATCACAAAAGAATCTGACTTAAATTCTTCTGAGATATTTTTACAAGGATAGTATTTTTCTTGATTATTTTTAATACCCACAATACCGCATGACTCCTCAGGATCACATTCTTTTGCATGATTAATAGCATCTTGTTTCCAAATAAAATCCATTAATCAAACAAAACTACCAACTGCTGGAAACTCATCCCTTGTTACTTGTCTTGCTGGTAAAAATTTATTTGCCTGATCTAAACTGCCTACAAGTTCAAACTGCACAATTTCCCTTGATTCAGTTACTTTTCTATCAATAAAAAATATTTCTTGTGGTAATTCATTTGATGATGGTGTACCAAAAGGATTGTTATTACTAGGAAAATTGGCCGCATCAAGTTCACTTGCCAATGTTGTAATTCGTGTTATTTTTGCATCTACTAAATCATTGTGAGGTGTAGTTAAATTTACAATTATCAATAAATCAGTAACAGTAATGACAGATCCACTTCTTGTAATGCCACCTAAATTTGAGAAAGATATAGTAGGTCTAGGTATCTGTCCTTTTCCAGTAAACTCAGTGCCTTGAAATTCCATAGGGACTCTTTGATAGGTATTTCCCTGCCAGATTATTTCTGCATTACTATTCATATTTGAACCAGCATGAAATCTATATGAGGTAGCGACACCTGAAGGATTGCCTGTTGCATAGTGCAAACCCTCTACAAGTTCAATCAGAAATAACTCGATTCGCGAACTTGGATTTAATTTTTGTAATTCAGAAACAGGTATTGCCATTATGGTTCTGCTACTTGTTCAAAAGTTAAATTCATAATAACTCTATTATTTAAGATTGCTGTTCTGCTTCTTCTGGTACAAATAAATTTTAAGGCTGACGAATGATGTGGGGGTGTAAAATCAAAGTTTGCTTGATCGTCAAACCTTGCATCTAAAAAAGTATCAATAGTTGTTGCATCTGTTGTTGAAACATTAAAAGTTAAATTTAAAGTAATTAGTCTTTTGTTTGCTGGTAAACCTTGAACAAATCGCTGTTCATATCCATCTCCTAGTTTTATTCTTAAACTGTCTTGCTCAACTGTTTCTTGAGTTGAATATAGTGGAGTAATACTTGGAAAAGTTGCCATTAAGCTAGTAAACCTCCAGCACGTTTTTGTTTTATTAGTTCTGATTGTATCGCAATTGCAATTTGTTGACCTAGTTCATTACTTTCATTAGATGAGCCACTAACAGTTGATCCTGTAGCGTCAACACTAACTGAGATATTATTAACAACAGAATCCCCACCACCTATTGAACTGTTTGGAATTATAGTGCCACCCTTTGAACCCATTTGTAAAATCTCTGGTCCACGCTCGCCTACAAGATATGCACCACCAGCAGATACAGGTCCACCATTTGCTCTATTTCCGAAGAAAGAACCTAAAAATCCACCAATCTTACCTCCTATACCAGCAACCGCTTTTTGTATAGCAACCTCTATTAACTTACGTTTTAAATCATTCAATACACTTATAGCAGCTTGCGCAAGAGTTTTTGTACCCATCACAGCATCAGTAAGGTTAGAGACAATACCTCTTTCTATATCTTCACCAATTTGCATAAATTTTTCTTTTAACTTATCTGTCGAGTCAGTAACTTTATTTGTTTTTGTATTTGTAGTACCTAATGATGTGTTTAAATTGTTATTAGTTTTCAATATATTATTTGAAGCTTCTAGCTGTTTTCCTTTTTCATCTGTAATAGTTTTTTCAACACCAGAAAATTCAAGTACACCTTCTTTCAGCTTGTCTAAATTTTCCTGTGCGCCTTTTAAAAAATCACTGCCAAAATCTTTAATACCTTCAATTTGTAAATCTATCTTAGGTAATTCAAGACCTCCTAATAACTTTCTTAACGGCTCTGGTATTACACTTACAATCTTTTCAAAAGCTTGTCTAAAAAAGTTAACAATATTTTGTGCTAAATTACGGACTTTAGTTCTTACACCATTAATAAAAGCAGCAACAACCCTAATTGAATTTCCTATTACACCACCGATTACTCTACCTATAAAAATAGCTCTATCTGAAGCCTCTGTTATTGCTTCCTTAATACCTATCCAACCTTGTTCAAGACTAAATAAAGCATTTGTTCCATCTATCCCAAGTGCCTCTCCAATTATTTTTCCGATTTCTCCGACTGCTGCATTAACGGCTCTTACTGGTGCTAGAACTAATTTGAATGCAGCGCCTAAAGCTTCAACTGTAACTGCTGCTACTTTAAGAGATTCCCTAATGATTATTCCGAACTCTGAACCCTCTGTTGTTAAGTTTGTGAATGCAGAACCTAATCTTGTCAGTTGTCCTTGTATAGTGTTCTGTGCTTCAAATGCAGCTCTAGCAGCTACTCCCTGAGCCTCTGCTTGGTTTTCTAAGTTTTTATTAAAAGTAACTAATTGATCGTTCAATAAAGGTAATATTGCTGTCCTTGCCTCGACAGAGCCAAATAATAATGCTAGTGTCTCCTCACTTGCTCCACCTTTCTCTACAACCTCTGCTAAAACTCCACTTAGCCCTTTGGTTTTTAATGCTGTAGCACTAAAATCTATTCCAAGTTTTTCTGCTGCTTTTGCAGCTTCACTTGTCGGTTTTTGTATTGAAGCAATAACTTGTCGTAATCCAGCAAAGGTTGATTCAACTGGAACACCAGTAGCAGTGACAGTAGATATTGCAGCGTTAAGTTCATCTATTCCAACACCAGCACCAGCAGCTATAGGTGCAAGTCGACCTATCTGCTGTGCGTATTGATCTACAACAATTTTACCATCATTCTGAGTCTGTATAAAACCATCAATCAATTTTGCGGCTTTGTCTGATTCCAGCCCATAAGCATTTAATACAGATGTAGTTGCATCGGCAACAGTCCCTAGATCAGAGAATCCACCAGTTGCACCTAACTGTGAAGCTTTCAATACATCTGAAAGTTCTGATACTTGACCGAAACCAGCAGAAGCTACGTCATAAGATGCTGCTAATAAATCAAGCTGTGAAACTTGACCACTAAGCTCATTAGACAAACTTGCTAATTTTGGTTTCAGAACATCTGCATCTACTCCAAGTGTTTTAACTTTAGCTGTAGCGAAATCGGCAGCAGCTAAATTACCGAAAGCTTTTGTTAATCCTCCTATAACAGCACCAATACCAATTAATGGACCCAAAAGTGGTGCAGCCGCGGCAGTAAGCGCACCAAAACCACCAGCAGCAGCTCTAGCCCCTGTACCTGTCGCTGCTAACCCTGCTGGTAATATTTTTAAACTTCCTGTGGTTGCTTTTAATTTTCCACTTGTACCGCTTATTGTTGTATTAAATTTCTTTGCCTGTCCATCAACATTCTTCAACGCTGTGACAGCTTGTGTGGCATTAACTCTTAGTTCTACATTAGAAACTGCCACGACTAAACAATAACTCCTTTAACTATATCTTGATTTGCGCTTGATTGCATCTGCTTCTTTTTTTTCTCTATCATACTTTAGTTCATAATATCCAGCAAAAAATACCAACTCTTCCTCAGTGAGTTGTGATCTCAATTCACTAATTGTTTTACCTAATTCTGTTGCAAGGAAAAACTCAAAATTTAGCCAGTTGTCCCCCTTTAGGATTCCTTTGCGTTATCAATCGTTGCGTTTTGATTTACGCCAAATAAAAATAATTCAATCTCATTTAATACATTTTCTGGCAACTCATTTTGCAAGTTAGCAAAATCTGCTGGGTGGAATGCTTTTGTACCATCTTCTTTTTCTGCCAACTGACAAAGCATATGTGTAGAAACAACTAATGGATCATCACTGCCAGCCCTTTGCGTTGCTCTGGCTCTGTCAGCCCTTGTAATGGCCTTGAAATATAAACTGACCACAACATTACCATTATCATCTGTAACGTCAAATTTGCGCCTTTTAGAGAGGTCAAACGACTCCTTTAAAAGGTCAAGAGTTCTTTTTTCTGCCATAAATTAAGTGCGAGATAATCTTAATTTACTATATATCTGAAGTTATGGCACCAGTTGTCTGGAAAGATATGTTAATTAATTGAGTCTCTCCAAGTGTTGCCCCATATTCAGCACCAGTAATAATTCCAGAAAAAGCTAACTTTTTAGAACTAGCTGAACTATCAGGGAACAATTCAAACAATGCGTCTCCAGCATCGCCAGTTGTTAATATATCTTCAACAAAAGATAGATAATCAGAGTTACCAGCATTGTCATAAATCAATTCTGCTGAACCTTCACCAGAAATAAGACCACCAATAAATGTTTTTGATGTGTTACCTTGAACTGTTGTTTCTAAAGTATCTTTTGTAACTGATAATGACCAAGATCTAGTCCCAGCAATATCGGCTTCAGTGCCTGCTGCGTTATGGAACATGATCTTACCTACATCGCCTCTAATAGCTGCCATGACAAAAAAAAGAAAGATTTACAAATATATTAACTCTTTTCGGAGTTTTTTACACCTTTTTTAGAATTTTGTTGACTCTCCATATATCTTTTACAGTTTGGATCCCAATATTGTGGGTCTCTTACACCCTTTACAGCTTCGATAGCGTCTAGCATTTCGTCTGTAATAACAAGTTTTGCCATGTTTAAAGATCCTCGTAAATTGTGAATGTTATTCTGATTTGAGTTTGAAATTTACCTTGTGGACTCGAGGTTAATATTTCGGGACCAATAGGTGCATCAAAAATAACACTTGATACTGTAATTCTATTGTATAAGTCCCTAAGTCTTTTGCAAATTGTTAAGTTAGACCCTGCGCCTAGTCCTTCCTCTGTAAAAACATTAAGTAAAACTAAGCCGTTAATTAAATTATCAGAATTAGTTGTGCCACCCTGAGTGATATAACTATTCGCACCAAAGCTTGTAATGCACTGTACAAAGGTATCTTCAGCAGTGGAGTCAAACGTCATATTGTTAAAAACAACAGGAATAGCAGGGCTGCTGGCTAGTTCTGTTGCCAATCTAGCCTCTATTGTTGATCTAACTGTGTTCAAATCTGTAGCAGCCATCAGATACTCCTTTTGATTTTGCTATATTCTCCGTCAGCCCAAGTTTGTAATTCTTTTGCAATTAGTTCTGGATAACCAGCCTGTGTATTCTGTCTTGTCCTATAAACATTGCCCCATGATGGTGGTAAATTTTCTCCGAAACAAACTGGCTCTGCATATGGCAAATTATTTGATACAGTACCGCTGAACTTTTTTATTTGTGTTTGCCAAGCATTTCTCAAAGAGCCTCCCACACCTTTTTCATTGGCTCTAGGCTCGAATACTGGTGTTGCCTTTTTTACTCTGGCTGTCCATTCTAAAGTAGTTGCCTGTACTAAAATTTCTACAGATTGCTCCATTACCTTAGGTATTTGCAAGATAGAAATTTGTCTGGCCATATTACCTCAAGATAAGATCAAAACTAACTGGTGTATTATTCTGCTCATTAACAATAACTTGAATAATTTTAAATTCTACGCTACTTATTACCACTCTGTCCTTAGTTGTGGGTGCAAATGTAAGATCACCAGCGGATATAGTCAGCAGTTTGTCTTGTGATTCAATCAGATCGTTTACTTGATTCTTTGAAACATTACTTAATGCACCTTTGATAGTTGTATCAGATGTAGATTCTGTGATAGCTCCAGTGGTGGTATTGTATGCCCCAGCTGTTACCTGTCTGATAGTAACATCGCCACCAAGTTTTTTTAATGAAGCGCTGGCAGCTTTTTTTAGTGCTTTAGCAAGACTCATAAGAAATAAGCAATAACTTGACCACTAGCAAGAGTGATACTTGTAATAACACCACAAACTTCAGAGGAAGCTTTCATTGTGATGCCATTAATGGTAGCTGATCCATTTTCTGTTATATTCTCTGCTACAAAAGTTGCTTCTGCATCTGTTAAGCAATGCACTTTACCAAATCTGCCTGTATGTGCAGCCGTATCGGTAATAATAATTGCAGCTGGATACTCGTAGCCGTAACCCATTTTCATGACCTCTTGATTGATAAGTTTGCTCTTCCACCTATTCTAATACCCATTAAGTAGTGGTCAACGATTGGTGGAATACGATCAACCCCAACTGCTCCATAGAATCTAGGAGTTACATTTATATTACCAATACTTACAGCGGCAAAATCTTCTAAGCCGCTTAGTTCTAGTCCGTTCCTATTGTTGTTAAGATAAACAGCTAAAATTACTTGAGCGTGTTTTACCCTATCTGGTATTTCTGTGTCGAGGTAATAATCTGCGACTAATCTATTGGGAAACGATAAGCCATACAAGTTTGTGTATGTATCAGGTTTCCTTACACCCGATCTAGGCCATTCTAATGCTTGGGTATCAGCTACCCTAGCCCCTAAAAACTTTTCTCTATCAATTCTTTGAGCGGCTGTAAAAAGCGCACGATTTTTATTGTCGTTGCTTGAGCCATCCCATGCAGCAGCGTCATCACTAAGGACTAAACCCTCAATAAATGTGTTTGCATCAGCAAGAGTTATATAAGTGTTTGCGTTAGCACCGCCAACAGTAGCATCAAGTGTTATCGCCATTTAGTTTTACCTTTTTGGGCTTTGGTTTAGTTTTTGGCTTTTCAATAGTAGGAGTGAGTGAAGCCGCCTTTGCAGCAGCTTCATTTCTCTCTCTCATACGCCTAAATGCGTACATAGCCATTAGCTTGATGCACCCTTAAGAGCAACAAAGTTAATAACGATTGCTTCACTTAGGTTTCCAGCAGATACATTTGAAACTGTGACCGCGAAAGATCCAGATGCTATAGCATTTGCGTTAACCAAATATGAACCAGCAGTTCCAGCAGAACCATGACAGGCTACAACAACGTCTGTTGCTGCAATCTTGCTATTAGTTACTGTAAAAGAAACTTCAGTGCCAGCATCAAGCTGTGCATTGTTCATAGTGATTTGTCCAGACTCTGTATTTAGAGTTACACCTGTGGATTTGTTAGTAGCCTGAGTTACAGTACCACCTGTTGTAGGTCCAATTAAGGAACCAGCAGTTACTTCAAATAATGATGGCATGATTAATCCTGATTACTTACGTTTGTAGCGCGAACAATACCGATGTTCTTAGTCTCATACACTTTCGACCATGATGCAACAGTCTCTAATACAGTTCTATTAGGATTGACAGTTGAAACAGCGTACTTAAGACCTACAGGGTGGTAAATGTAGTGGAGATCCACTGCCATTGCTTCCTCTAGAGCAAGAATATCTCTATCAGTTTGTGTTCTGATTGGTGCTTGCTCTCCAGTAACTACAGCCCCTTGTGTAAAGAAGAAAGTAGAGTACTCAGTTGATGAGCCACTACCTGTTGTTGGTATATCGTCAGAAACGATTACATTTAGACCCATGAATGTGTTTACAGCTGTGGGTCCATCAAATGCTCTTGTTGTACTACCTGAAGCAGCGTTGGTATCAGGAGCGCCTGTATTATCGTAAATACGATCAATAGCATTTCTTTCAACCAAGTCATAAAAGACTTTTGAGTGCATTGCAACGGCTGTTAACTTACCACCTTGATCGCCTAACAA